GCATGCAGAATACCGTCTGGGCGGGTCCATGTTTCGATACCTGCAATGAAACTATCTAGGTATGTACTAACCGCACTCGCCTCTGACATCAGTTCCAGAAACTCTACTGCAAGGTCATTGCGCTTTCTCCGGGCCTGCTCGATCAGAAGCTTAATCGTGTGCTTATCTGTTTTAAAGCCATTAAAGGATGCATCACTGGGGCCGGTAGGGTTGAGCTTGAGACCTGCTACCTTTCCATTAGGTACATAGAAAGCGCCTACGCCTTTGCACTCAGGACACTTGGACAGGTTCTTGTACGGTTCACCCTGCACCTTGTATTTCTTGCCCAACTTCTGCCGGGTCACAGACTTGTACTTCTGGATTAATCCTCTGCCATCACAGGGGTCACAGCATACTACATCAGTTTTGTGCAACACCTTGGTGTTTGAACGGTACGCATCGTTAAACTCTTTGCGGTTCATGCGTGGCGGGTACAGAGGTTTACCGGCAGCATTAGTGCCGATGTTAAACATCTTAATGTGCAGGTCTTTGTTGATTAAACCCCGTGAGTAAATGATCTCGGATCTATCTGTACCGCTTGCAAGGTTGTACGGCTTATCACCCATCACCTCTTCTGTGATTTCATCCAGACGGTTGTTACAATAGTTATAACGCTCTCTGAAGTGTGCCTCGATTTTGTTAAGCGCAGCCTTATCAATCTTCACACCGTTGCGCTCAATCTCAACCAAGAACAGAAGCATCTGGTTCATCATGGTAACCACGCTCTGCATGCTTTGGTTCTCAGGCTTTGCGTAGTCCTCTTGCTGTGATTCGTATATTTCACTGCAGGCAACAACATCAGCTTCTGCATACTCAATCACTGTGTCGAGCGGCATAGCCTCAAATCCCGTACCGCCCTTAAACAGTTCGTCTACAAGATCAGATTTCTTGCGTGTTACATCTCTGCGCTCGGCTGTAGCTTTAAGCGACAATTGCTCACGCTGTCCTTTAGCCAAGACGTACTCCCCGATCATGGTGCAGTATATACAATCTGGTATACTGAAGCCCATTTCCATCAACCACATCACATCAAACTTAGCGTGGTGCGCTACAAGCATAACAGCCTGCTTCAGAGCTTCACGCAGAGGCGCTGGGCTGTCAGGGGTAGGTTTATCATTATGATGGAATACCAGTGTTTGGACAGGCTCACCCAGCCAGCGATAGTGTGCAGAAACACATCTGTTGTCTGGATTAAAGGGTGCGTTGTCTATTTTACCATCAAGTGTTTGTACCGTTGTTTCTAGGTCTAAAACCAATATCTTCTTCATTTCATCCGCCCATAGAATTTTGTTGCTATTGTTGGGTCATGCCGGTCAAACAGATGCCAGCTACAGTTATCCTTGCCTGTGGTGTTATCGAACCACTTGACCCGCCCCACGCTTACGATCTTGCGAAGCCGGGGTAGGAACTGCATTGCCTGTTTTGTGTGGACCCAATCGCTATCAAACAGGAGCCATGTAGGCCGCAGGTTTGAGAATGTTTCGATCATTGGATGCAGGATCTTACGGTCCCAAGGTGGGTTTGTAATTATAACATCCGTGCGCCCTAGATGCGGCTCACTTAGATCCAGAGCGTCCAGACACTCTATCTCAATGCTCATTGGATATATGTCGTAGGCTGAAGAGCATGTTAGACCTGCATCGATCAGTGTTTTGATTAAAGCACCATCACCTGCACAAGGCTCACAGAAAGATTGAACTTCCTGCAGGTGTGGTACTAGCGGTTTTACTGCCGCCGCCGGTGTCTTGTAAAAGTCCCGTGGCAGTCTCTCGAAATCAGATCGCTTCCCCATTACAGCTTCCAGAGCTTGTTCTGGTTTAGGATCATTTCCTGCAGGAGATCTATCTGACGATTGATAAGCTTCTGCTTTGTCTCGTTGTTAGCATCTCTACGCTTCTGATTGTCTTTCAGTAGCTCTTCGTAAAATTCTCTAAGATCATCCTCACTCAGCATAGCGGCTCACCTCTGGTTCGATTTTGCAGTAAATGGCCCCGTGGAAGCCTGAGAGCTTGTTCTTGGATATGTACAAGCAACGCTCAGTGTTCTGTTCATCATCACCGCCACCTGCGGCCTTACCGATACCGATGATCACATCTGCTTCCGCAGCCTTGCCCGTCTTGGAGCCTTCAAGCATGGAGAAATCGATACGGGTCTTGCCCTCTGCATCAGCGGATGCCTGTGACACAGCAATCACGGCACAGTCATGCCGCTTGGCTACCTCACGAAGGCTGCGATAAAGCTCACGGATACGTTCATGTGAAGAGTTATAGTTTCCTGCGATATGAACCTTATCAGCTTGGTCTATGATCAGGATGTCTGGCTTCACACGCTCACAGTAGGCGTTGATCTTATCCAGATCCCAATCCTGCGTGTCCTTGAAGATCAGCTTATCCCTGATGCTCATGTAGACAGAATTTGCTAAGTCAGGCTTCTCTGCTATTTGCTCACGGGTCATGCCAGAACACGCTTGCACCGCACGAAGCTTAGTACGCATGCTCTTTTCTTCATTTCCAAGATACAGAACCTTGGCCCCTTGGCTGCAGAACCCACCGGGTGCAGCGCAGATGCTAACCATGAACGCTGACTTACCGGTTTCGGGTCTAGCCGCTACAATAGCAAAGTCACCACCACCAAGGCCGTACAGATGACGGGACAGCGTAGAGATGTTGAATGCGAACTTATTATCATCGGATACTTCAGCGAGTAGCTCGTAAATGTCATCGGTGATGTCATCCCCGAAGTCATCGGGCATGTAGCTGTCTGTAATACGCTCTAGGAGCGTCTGTAAGCGCCGTAGGGCAGAGGGATCTCCTTCAGACATGTTGATGCCCAGATTGGCTACCTCACGCCCTATGTCCTTGCGCCAGAGGTTATTGATTACGTCAGATGCAATGTCAGAGCTGATAGCTTCTGCATGTTTGATCTGGTCCACAACATCACGGACCTCATGGATCTCTGCAGATGTTGCCACAGGGTTCTGTGAAAGCCAAAGGCTATACACTTCGTCCGGGCTTATATCGTGTTCGTATTTGCCGTGTGCCTCTTTAATCAAATCATAGATGTCTGCGAAATCTTCGCTGAATAAACTTCGCCGCAAGTTAGCCTGATTCTCTAAGTAAGTGGCGTTATTCAGTATTGTTTTTATTAGTTGTTGCTCCATAGGTCTGCATCCTCAATGGTTTTAATTGTGCCACTTAGAATAACACCTAGAAGAAATAAAAAAACCCCTAATCTTTCGACTAGAGGTCTTTATTTAAATTGTGTTGTGAGAACAGTTAGTTCTGACGGAACTTCATCTTGCTAATGTCCGGGCTTTGGTCTCCCCGGCGTTCCTTCATGTCTACCTGATGGAAGACGACACGTTTGTTACCTTTAACAATCGCAGCGATTGCTTCTTCTAACCGTGCCTGTTCCTCTGCAGCTTCTTTAAAGCCGCCATCGATGTCATAGTCGATTACTACGATTCCACGAGCCTTCATTTCATATTCCTTTGGTTTAACGTCGGTATTATGAGCTTCGACGATTGGTTGTTGATTACGCAGTTTATCCTCTGCGCCGATGTGTGCTTACTTCTTAGCACAGTATTGCTGTGATTTGGTTTGGTGTCAGCCACTTTAGATCTTCCGTTGTTAATCTGACGTTTGTTATTAATGAGTACTTACTACCAAGGTACACTGCTTTACTACTCGCATCATTGTCAAGAACTAATGTTGTTTTTTTGTACTTAGTTAGGTGACACTTCAGCTCTGCAGTTAAATTAGTGCCTAGTAAAGCGTACCCTACTAGACCAGACACTCTACTAACGGACGCTGCAGAAGCCACATCTTCAACTAAAACCGCATGTTCACCTGAGCCAACAGCGATTCCTTTAGTAGTGTCGCCGTACTTCCACCATTTAGGGAGCCTACCATCCAATGCTCTGCCCACAGCTCCTGTGCCATCGTTTGTATAAAACAGAACACGGTTTTCTGTAGGTAGGTATCTAACCTTAATCAAGCCTGATTCGTATGCATCAAGAGAGTTTACTTCTGATAAGTATTTAACAGCGGGTTCATGCTTACGCACAGATACGGTCATAGCCGGTAGCGGGTTAAGCTTCTTAACTGATCGCTGTGTAGGTGTACCGCTGACGTAGTTCCTCAGTGCGGTAATATCACGCTTACCTCGAAGGCTACCTTTGGCATTGCAAGAGGCTCTGAAACAGTTCCATACCAGCACACCATCGAACCGGTCTAACGTGAACTTATTCCTGCCCCCACAAAAGGGACAGGTAGTTGTAAGGTGCTGACCTTCAGCCAGCTTGATCTTCTGAACAACGCTGACCTGTTCTTTGTAGCTAAACATTGTGCTTGATCCTGAAGATCTCTCCACAGTCTTCACAGTGATGATGGAATAGGTAGGAACCCATCTCCTCGCTTTCATCATCTAATTCTTTTAAGCCTGTTAGAAACTTTGGGTCTGTTAAGTACACTACCAAAAGTGTTGGGTCTCCAACCTGTATTAAACTGCAGCATGTCTCACAGGCATGTAGCTTAGTTGATGCATACTCTTCTACACCTTCAAGTGATCTTATTTTTACTTTGCTCATAGGTTATCCTCCTTGCCTTTACATGGGACTAACCCTTGGGCGGGTTAGCCGCAGGCTACACCTAATATGCAATAAGTCAACCACTTTGTTACGCCAGTTAGTTATGGGATTAGTAACTTATGGCCCCATCCAACCCATTGTTTTACATGGGTTCTAACTATAACCTGAAGGTCGTAGGTTCAAATCCTACTCCCGCAACCAAGTGTCTGAACTCATTAGGCGAATCCTGATGGTTCAATTCTATTCCACATCATTCTATTTTTTTCAATGTAGAATCATCTTTTTGTATCAGAAGAGCTTTTGATCACCTGTTCGTATTTAAAACAGAGTTGTTCAAACTTCCACTTATACAGTTGCTGCATGCCCATCAGGGTGTTCATCATTTCATCATGTGTAGGCTCACGCTCACCATCACCGATCTGCTTGAACACTGTTTCGAGGTCATTGCAGACTGACCTGCAGTCTAATATCATTTCCTCCAGTCCGTGCAGTTTAGTCATCTTCCATCCCCTACTTTATCCGATTACATCCGATTACATCCGTTTATAGCATCTATGTGTTCTTGTACGCAGCCCAGTACATTCCTGCGATCTGGCCATGAACATTACCAAAGACATTACCTAAGACACTACCTTTGACAGTACCTCCGACACTGCCTCCAACATTGCCTACAACATCGCCTTTGACATTGTTATGGACATCCCCTCCGACGTCACCTCCGACATAACCTCCGACGTCACCTCCGACGTAACCTAAGACACTATTTATGATATTACCTTTGACATCACCATGAACATCGCCCAAGACATCGCCTTCAACGCCACCTGTGACATCACCTTCGACAGTACCCATAATACTGCCTCCGATACAGCCTTTAACATCTCCTACGACATTACCTTCGACATCACTCCAAACACTGC